TCGGCAACAGCTCTGGAGTAAGTATTCTTGGACAAATGTCTCTCGACGTCTCACGGACCACTACCCGCTGGATGCCTATTTTTACGCATCTCTCGGGCACGTTTGTGATCGGTTGGCCAGCTTCTCTGGCGTAACCGAGGTGGATCTGCCAGCACGAGTTGTTCTCGTGCCTAAGGATTCACGCGGGCCTAGACTTATATCCTGTGAACCAGTGGATTTCCAATGGATTCAACAGGGTTTGGGTCGGGCCATCGTGCGGCTAGTTGAACATAATGAACTCACCAAGTTCAATGTGTTCTTTACGGATCAACAGCCAAATCGGCTCGGTGCCCTTCTTGGGTCCCGAACAGGTTCGTACGCGACACTTGACCTTAATGAGGCCAGTGATCGCGTGTCTGTTGCTCTGGTTCACCTGCTGTTCCCTAAACACATAGTTGATGTGTTGTGCGCTTGCAGGAGTGGTTCTACGGAGCTTCCAGACAAGTCAGTACTAGTGCTCAAGAAGTTCGCACCAATGGGAAGTGGTTTATGCTTCCCTATATTGGCGTTAACTATATGGGCTATACTGACCTCGGGAGCTCCTGACCAGGCTACCAGAGATGGTATCCTTGTGTACGGTGATGACGTGGTTGTACCAACGGCCTATGCCGCGTACGCAGCCGAACTACTCGAGGGTTTTGGGTTGAAGATCAACCAATCCAAGAGTTGTACCAAAGGATTCTTCCGTGAATCCTGTGGCATGGACGCCTTCCATGGTGTCGATGTCACTCCAGTCCGCATTCGGACGGTATGGTCGTCATTACGATCGCCTGAATCCTATACGAGTTGGATAGCTTACGCTAATTCCTTCTACGATAGGGAGTACTTAGGAACGTGCAATTATATTGCCGAGTGTTTGCACCATGTATATGGTCAGATACCGAGTCGAGGGCAGGGTTTAACCTGCCCCACACTTCCTGTTGTACCGGACGAGTTGTTGCCCCGTTTTAGACGTAACAAACTCGACCCTTGGAGGGTCGAATGGTACGTTTGGGATGTCAAAGCAACAGCTGTTAGACACGTGTCAGACGGGTGGGAGATGCTGCTTCGGTACTTCACCGAAGCGATCTCTGAGCCTGTTTGGACACTAACAGATCGGCGGGGTAAGCTCCCTTTCGAGGGCATTACACCGTTCTCCGTCAGTTCCTACACGGGACGTCGAACAAGCAAACTTGTTCGTAGGTGGCGTAGTTGATGCCACCGCAGTCCTGCGATTGGG